CCCCGGTGCAGGCCTGGAGCGGACCTTCACCAGCGCGGGCACCAGCGTGCAGGCGACCGGCCTGACCCCGGCGATGGTCTACTCCGCGCGGGTCCGGGCGCGTGACGCCGCAGGCAACTGGTCGGACCTGTCGGACCCGGTCACGTTCACGACGAACGGCTCCGGCGTGGTCTCCACCGTCGTCGCCACCGCGAGCATCCCGGCCCCGACGGTCGGCGGGGCGCCGCCGACGGTCACGGCAGGCCGCGCCCGTCCGGTCGTCGTCGGCCAGGGCGTGCTGCTGGACGTGACCGCGACCCCGCCGGGTGGGGCATCGGTCACCGGCTACTCGTGGGCGATCACCGCCGGGAGCGGCAGCCTGACCAACGAGACCACGGCGACGCCGACGTACACCGCCCCGGGCTCCGGCTCCGGGCTGGTGACGGTCCGGGCCACCGTGCTCAGCAGCAACGGCGGCACGGCGACCGCAGACGTGACGGTGTCATACGGCCCGAACATCGTGGCTGCGGAGAACGCCCTGACGGGCACGGCCCGTGCCACCTGGGACCTGTCGTCGCCGAACTTCGGCGGGGTCTCCACCTTGCAGGGATTCTGCGACGGGTTCACCGCCGACAAGTCCGGAACGGTCAGCTTCAAAATCGCCCAGTCGGACACGGCGGGCTGGGCGGCGGAGGTGTTCCGGCTCGGCTACTACGCCGGCGACGGTGCCCGGTCGTACGGCACGCTGACGCCGTCCGGCGCGGAGGTCACCGACAGTCAGGCCCAGCCGTCCCCGGCCGACGCCGACACCAGCACGACGCTCCTGTCCGCCGACTGCGCCGCCTGGGACGTCACGCTCACCTGGTCGCCGCCCACCTGGGCACCGTCCGGGATGTACGTGCTGCGCCTCAACCGCACCGGTGGCGGCGCCTCGCACGTCCTGTTCGTCCTGCGTGATGACGCGCGGGTCGCGGACCTGATGCTGATGCCGTCCGATTCGACCTGGAACGCGTACAACGCGTGGGGCGGCATGGGCGGCGACCAGTACACCGGGAACTCGCTGTACTACGGCACCGCCCTGAACCAGTACAACTCCGACTGCGCCCGGTTCGTCAGCTACAACCGGCCGGTCGTCAACCGCGGTGCCTGCGACTCCGGGCGTTCATACGGCGCGGTGGAATGGTCGACGTTCTTCACCGGCGAATACCCGATGCTCAGGTTCGTCGAGCGCAACGGTGTCGACGTCAAGTACTACGGCTGCATCGACGCCGCCGGCGACAGCGCCGGCGCGCAGCTGATCGGCAACGGCTCAATCCTCGGCGGCGTGGCCGCGGCGATGATGGTCGGGCACAACGAGTACTGGTCGGACGGCATGCGCGCAGGCTGGGAAGCGGCCCGGGACGCCGGGGTCAGCCTGTTCTCCTGTGCCAGCAACGAGGTGTTCTGGCGTCTTGTCGGTGACCAGGCCGATGGCGATGGCCGGCCGCGGCGGTGGGAATGCCAGAAGTCCACGATCGGCGGGCGGGGCAACACCCGGCCGGAATGGACCGGGGCGTGGCGCGACCCCGACGGTGCGGGCAAGGGCGGCGACAGCCCGGAGAACTCCCTCACCGGGACGATCTTCGTCGTCAACGGCCCGGACCTGCGGGAGCTGGTCGTCCCGTTCAACGGCGGCTACTCCGCTCAGCCGATCTGGCGGCACACCTCCGTCGCCTCGCTGACCACCGGGCAGAGCTTCACGAGCCCGGCGCAGCTCCTCGGCTTCGAGTGGGATACCTACGGCCCGGCCGGCGTGTCCACCGCCGGCGCCGCGTTCCTCGCCGACCCGCACCCGCGTACCCGGTACTGCTCGGATGTCACCTACTCGGTGTCGGGGCTGGTCCTGACCGACGCCGGTGACGAGTACGGCTCCGGTGACGCGACGCACCGCCTGGTCGTCTACCCCGGCGGCAACGGCGGCATCGTCTTCGGCACCGGCACGATCAACTGGGCTTTGGGCTGCGACGACGCGAACACCTACCAGCAGGGCAACGACAACACGTCCACGGTGATCCAGCAGGCCACCGTCAACATGCTCACCGACATGGGCGCCCCGGCGGCGACGCTGATGGGCGGACTCACCACCCCCACCGCGGTGGACTGGTTCGTCGACGCGACACCGACGACCGTCGCCGCCACCGCGAGCATCCCGGCCCCGACGGTCATCGCCGCTGTCGGCAGCACCAAGACCCCGGCTACCGTCGCCGGTACCGCGACCATTGCCGCGCCGACGGTGTTGACCGGCTGGCGGCAGACGCCCGCCACGGTCGCCGCCGCCGCGGCGGTCCCGCAGCCGGCCATTGTTACCACGGGGGCAGCGACTGCCCAGCCGGCCACGGTCAGCGCTGCGGCGGCAGTGCCCATGCCGACAGTGGCCGCCGGTTGGCTGAGCGCGCCGGCGACGGTCGCCGCGAACGCGTCGATTCCCGTACCGGCGGTGGGCGGCTCCGCGATCGTGACGCTGACGACGGTCGCGGGTGTCGCGGCCATCGCCTCGCCGACGGTGGTCGGTCAGTCCCACGCCTCCCGCTCTCCGGTGACGGTCATGGCCTTGGCGTCGATCCCGACGCCGACGGTGACGATTTCGTCGCGGATCACTTACCGCCCGTTCTCCGGCATCACCTACCGGCCGTAGGAGGCGCGATGTCCCGCGAGTCCGTCCTTGCCCGCGGTCAGGCCGCCGCCCTGGTCGGCATGGTCGACGCCTGCACGATCCGACGCCTTACCGGTGAGAGCACCGACCGGGACACGGGCGTGATCACGGAGACCTGGCTGGAGCTGTACGCCGGGCAGTGCCGCGTGCAGCAGTCCCTGGCGCGGGCCGACGAGAACGACGTCGGCGAGGACTTCCAGCTTCAGCTGCGCCTCACCGTCCAACTCCCGGTGACGGTCACCGGCCTCGAGGTCAACGACGAGGTGACGATCACGACCGCCGCCCACGACGCCGATCTGACCGGCCGGGTGTTCCTGATCCGGGACCTGTTCCACAAGACGCATCCGACCTCGCGCCGGGTCGGCGTGACCGAGAGGACGGGCTGATGGGCATCGACGCGTCCGAGGTCCATGATCTGCACGAGGTGATCGTCCAGGCTGCTGGTGTCGCGCCGAAGGAAGCCCGCAAGGTGTTGCAGAAGGGTCTGCTGAACATCAAGGTCGACGGCCGCCGCCGGATCTCCGGGTCGGAGCACTTCCGCCGGGTCGCCGCATCGGTCACCTACGACTCGCACGAGACGCCGGGCGGCGGTTGGGGCGAGGTCGGCCCGGAGCACGGCAAGCCGCAGGCGAACCTTGCGTTCATCGCCGAGAACGGCTCGTTGAAGACCGCACCCAATCCGTTCATGCGCCCGGCCGCAGACGCCGAGGAGCCGCGCTTCGTGAAGGCGATGGAGGCTCTGGCTGTGGACGTCACGGGCCTCGGGTGAGCACCTACCAGGACCACGCCGACGCGTTCCTGAACCTGCTGCGCGCCGACGCCAGCCTGACCGTTCACGACGGCGCGGCCACGACGGGGGCGGTCCCGCCGTACGTCCTGGTCTACATCTTCCGCGAGACCCCGGACGGCCTGGCCGCCCCGGACCGGGTGCCACTCACCGGCCGTTCGATGGCCGCCAACCTGTGGGCGTACTGCCACTGCGTCGGCGGTAACGCGACTGCCGCCCGCGCTGTGGCCGGCCGCGTCGAGGCGGCGGTGCTGGATGTGACCCCGGTCGTCGTCGGTCGCGTGTGCTTCCCGATCCGCTGGCGTGAGGGTTCGCCGCCGCGCCGCGACGAGGACACCGGCCCGCTGGTCATGGACCTCGTCGACGTCTACAGCTTCGGCAGCGTCGCCGCCAGTTGAGGCGTGGGCCGGGGCGGAATTGAACCACCCTTCCTGCCGCCGATTGGACATCCCGGCGCGCTTGTCGCCCATGTCGGCCCACCTCGAATGTACGCCGGTCGCCCGGCGGCTTCACCCTGTCCAACCACCCGAAGGGGGTGCGCCGCATGGCGCTCATCACCGTGACCTCGGTCCCGGGTCAGTCGAAGGTGACGGTCGCGGGCGCGGCCGTCGCCCTCACCGACACCATCGCCGCCGCCGACATCGGCACGAACGGCGTGCTGCTCCAGGTCATCAACGGCGCCGGCGCGCCGATCACCGTGACCATCTCGGACCCGAACACCACGGCCGTCGGCAACGTCGGCACCACGACCGCGCAGTCGGTGGCGAACGCGACCGACGGCTGGTTCCGGATCCTGCCGGGCCACGTCAACCCGGCCACCGGCGTCGCGACGGTCACCTATTCCAGCATCACGACCATCACCTACAAGGCGTTCAAGGCATGAGCGACAAGACGTACTGGATCACCAGCCCCGAGGGCGTCAAGGCGCGTGTCGCCGGCGCGGACGCGTTCGCCGAGTGGACCCGGGTCCGTGGCTGGACCGAGGCAACCGAGCCGACCGGCCAGGACTTCCAGTGGGTCCGCAACGCCGCCCACGGCGGCAAGGGTGTCATGAACCACGAGGCCGCCGTCCTGCACGAGGGCCTCGACTGGTTCCCGTGCGGCCCGCCCGGCTACGACGAGCCGGAGCCTGCCGCACCGACCAAAAGTTCCCCGAAGTCCGCCACCAGCGGCGACAAGAAGGAGTAGGTAGATGGCTGACATCACCGCTGATGGCAAGACCCGGGTCTACTGGGTCACCACCGTCGCGAACATCGCAGCGCCGACGACGACCGAGCTGAATGCCGGGATCTCGCTGCAAGCGACCCTGACCGCCGACGGACTGATGGGGCTGGCGCCGGACACCGCCGACGTGGACACGTCGTCGCTGGCCTCGACGTTCAACACCAACGTCAACGGCCGGACGTCGTTCTCCGGTACCGGTCTGCGGCTGAAGAAGCAGTCCGGCACGGACACGATTTTCACGACCCTGACTCGGGACACGGCGGGCTACCTGGTTGTGCGCCGCTCGGTCGCCGAGTCCACCGCGTGGGCCTCGACGCAGGCGTGCGAGGTGTACCCGGCGCTGTGCGGCGAGGTGAAGCGCCTCGACCCGGAGCCGAACACCGTCGAGCGGTACGAGATCCCGATCAAGGTCACCTCGACGCCGAACCTCCGCGCTGCTGTCGCCTGATCCCTCCTTCACCACATCCGCCGCCTACGGGCGGTTTTTTCGTGCCCGGCCGCCGCCCCGAACCGGCGGCCGGGCGCTTCGTTCGGGACGTTCGGGTAGGAGAACCATGCCAGCACGACCGAAGAAGGCCACCGTCGCGGCGGTCTCGAAGCCGGACTTCGCCAAGCTCATTGCTGGCGCCCGTCTTCAGGAACGCGAGGTGCGGATCTGCATGCGCGGTGACCTCGTCGGCGACCACCTCGCCGCCGTCCGCGAGGTCGAACGGCTTCGGAAGAACGCGAGCGACAGCCTCGCCGGTGACGGCACGGCCGAGCTCGTCGAGCGGATCCGGGCGCTCGAAGGCGAAATGCAGGACCACGTCTACCCGTTCCGGGTGCGGGCTCTGCCGCCGCGTCAGTACCGGGCATTCAAGGCCGAGCACCCGATTCGGATCGACGAGGACGGGAAGCTCCACGAGCGCGACAACGCGTTCGGCTTCAACGGTGAGACCGGCTTCGAGCCGCTGGTCCGCCTGTGCCTCGCCGACCCGGAGCTGGACGCCGACGGCTTCGACGACCTCATGGAGAAGCTCAACGAGCAGCAGTTCGAGGAGCTCGCCGGGGCCTGCTGGTTCGTCAATCGAGGTGGGACCGACGTCCCTTTCTGGTCAGACGACTCGAAGCAGACGGAGAGTTCCGCGAACGAGTAGAGACCGCCGAGCGGCTCGGCATCCCGCCGTCGCAGCTCGACGGCCGGGAGCCGGTCGAGGTCACCGAGCATGAGTACGCCGGTGGCCTGCCGGTTCGGTCGGTGACGACCCGCGAGCCGCGCTGGACCGAGCAGGATCGCGCCGAGGTCATCGCGCTCGCCCGCTACCGGGAGAGCCTCTGCCCGAAATGCGGCCGGCCGCTCGACGTGTGCACCGCCGACGAGGCGGACCCGAAGACGGCGCAGTACGACGTGGTCTGGCGGGTCTGCAACGCCACCCGCGAGCTGCTGGAGAAGCAGCGCGGCGCGTACGGCGAGAAGGACCACCCCAACCGAGCGGCCCACCTCTGGGGCACCACGATCCGGAAGAGGTGACGTCGTGGCGAGTCGCGAGATCCGGGTGCGGCTGATCGTCAACATCGCGCCCTACCTGCCAGCACTGCGCAAGATCCGCACGATCCGCAAGCGACGGCCGCCGACCGGCGAGAAGGGCTGAGCCATGGCCCTGCGCACCGTAGGCGTGAAGCTCGTCGCCGACGTCACCCAGTACGTCGCCAACATGAAGCGGGCCGAGCAGTCGACCCAGTCCTTCTCGGAGGGCCTCGGGCAGAAGGCCGCCGCCGGCAAGCTCGACGCCATCGCCGACCGGGCCGGGCTCGCGGGCATCGCCGTCGGTGCCGGCATCGGCTTGGCGGTCAAGGCCGCCATGGACTTCGACAAGCAGATGAGCGCGGTCAAGGCGGCGACGCACGCCAGCACCGCCGAGATGGACAAGCTTCGCCAGGCCGCACTGAAGGCCGGCGCCGACACCCAGTTCAGCGCGACCGAGGCGGCCAAGGGTGTCGAGGAGCTGGCCAAGGCCGGCGTCTCGACTGCGGACATCCTCGGCGGCGGCCTCAAGGGTGCGCTCGACCTCGCTGCGGCCGGGCAGATCGACGTGGGTCAGGCGGCCGAGACCGCGGCGTCGGCGCTGACGCAGTTCAAGCTCAAGGGGCAGGACGTTCCGCACGTCGCGGATCTGCTCGCCGCCGCGGCCGGCAAGGCTCAGGGCTCCGTCGGCGACATGTCGGCCGCCCTCAACCAGGCTGGCCTGATCGCCGCCAGCACAGGGCTGACGATCGAGGACACCACCGGCACGCTGGCGGCGTTCGCCTCGGCGGGCCTGCTCGGCTCCGACGCGGGCACGAGCTTCAAGACGATGCTTCAGGCGCTCCAGGCACCGTCGGGCAAGACCCTGGACTTGATGAACGACCTGGGGATCTCCGCCTACGACGCGGCGGGGCAGTTCATCGGCATCACCGCGCTGGCCGGGCAGTTGAGGGACAAGCTGGGCAAGCTGACGCCTGAGCTGCGCAACAACGCGATGGCGCAGATCTTCGGCAGCGACGCGACCCGCGCGGCGAACATCCTGTACGAGCAGGGCGCCGACGGGATCCAGAAGTGGATCGACAAGACCAATGACGCCGGTTACGCGGCCGAGACCGCCGCGATCAAGACCGACAACCTCGCCGGGGACATCGAGCGGCTGAAGGGTTCGCTGGACACGCTGCTGATCCAGTCGGGTGGCGGCGCCCAGACCGGCCTGCGCGCCATCACCCAGTCGCTGGAGTCGATGGTCGACCAGTTCGCGAAGCTGCCGTCCGGGATCACCGCGACCATCGTGGTGATGGGCGGGCTGACCGCCGCCGTGCTGCTGGGCGGCGCGGCGTGGGTGAAGGTCCGCTCGTCGATCGCTGCGACCGTCGCCGAGCTCAACGCCGTCGGCCCGGCCGGCGCGCGTGCTGCGACCGGATTGCAGGCGGCGTCGAAGTGGGCGGGGATCGCCGGGCTCGCGTTCGTGGGCATGGAGGTCGGCGCCGCCGTCTTCGACAAGCTCGGCGCCAGCGCGGTCAACGTCAGCAAGCTCACCGCCGCGCTTCAGGACTACGCCACCACCGGCAAGATGACGCAGGGCCTGACCAACGAGTTCGGCAAGAACCTCGACGAGCTCGCCCTGATCGCCGGGTCCGCCGAGGCGGCCACCGGCGGATTCTGGGGCACCCTGAACGACCTGACCAGCTACCTGCCGATCAGCAGAGCGGCCGTCGACAGCTTCAACGAGTCGCTGCACGGCACCAGCTTCAACGACGCCACCGACCGGATGAAGGCCCTCGACGAGTCATTCGTCGCCTTCACCGCCACCCAGAAGGACGCCAAGAAGGCGTCCGAGCTGTGGAACCAGATCCTGGAGAAGTCCGGGCTGGACACCGAGCAGCTGGCCAAGCTGCTCCCGAACGCCTACACCGCGCTGGGCGAGCTTCAGAAGACCGCGCACGGTGCCGCCGGCGCGCAGGGCCAACTGGCGGCGACGACGGGCAAGACCACCGAGCAGCTGAAGGAGGAGGAGGAGGCCGCCAAGGCACTCACCAAGGCCTTCGACGACCTGTTCGGCCGGTACATGTCCGCCGACGAGGCGGCCATGGAGTACGAGAAGGCCCTCGTCGCGACGAACAAGGAGCTGAAGGACGGGGCGAAGAAGCTTGACGTCCAGTCCGAGGCGGGCCAGAAGAACCGCGCGGCGACGCTGGACCTGATCAAGGCGATCAAGGAGCAGCGCGAAGCGAACATCAACAACGGCATGTCCGTGGACAAGGCCGATGAGGCGTACCGCACCCAGATCGGCACCCTCGGCAAGACGATGGAGAAGCTCGGCTTCACGCGCAAGGAAGTCGAGAAGCTGATCGGGAAGTATCGGGACATCCCGAACAAGGTTGGGACGTCGGTCGAGACTCCCGGCCTGCCGAAGGCCAGCACCGGCATCAAGGGCTACGGCAAGCAGCTCGACGAGCTCGCCCGACGGGTCCAGACGAAGGTGTCCGTCGAGGGCGACGCCGCCGCGTACGAAAAGCTGAAGCGGCTGCTGGTCGCGCAGCAGGCGGCCACCAAGGGCATCAGCATCTCGGCGGCGAACAGCGCGTTCAACAAGAACGCCAAGGGTTTCCACGGCGGCGGCCGGACCGGCAACGTCGGCGAGCACGTGCCCGCCGGTGTGGTGCACGGCCAGGAGACCGTGTTGAACGCCAGGACCACCAGGAAGATCGACCAGCAGGCGCCGGGCTTCATCGACGAGATGCTGGCCACCGGGCAGCTGCCCGGGTATGCCGCTGGCGGCCGGGTGCTGCCGATGCCGTTCCCGGTCAACGCGCGCGACACGAAGGTCATGACGATGGCCGAGGCCCTGGCGAAGGTCGCACCGGCGTTCGACCGGAACTGGCCGCCGAGCCCGTCGGCGCAGCGCGGTGACTCCGGTATCTGGCGCGAGGTCGTCCGGCTGATCAAGTCCGGTCCCGACCAGGGCTCCTTCGGCAACTCGTTCCGCCCGGGCGACCCGAAGTGGCACGGCTCCGGCCGGGCCGTCGACTGGATGGGCTACAACATGGACGCCCTTGCGTCCTACCTCGCCGCCCAGCGCCCGCTGGAGCTGATTCACCGCACGAAGACCCGCGACTATGCGTATACCCGGGGCGTCAACAAGGGCTCGTTCAACGAGTCGTTGATGAACGCGCACCGCAACCACATCCACATCGCGATGAAGGCCGGCGGCACCATCAACGAACCAATCACCGGCGTCGGCGCGAGCGGCCGGACCTACTCCTTCGGCGAGAACTGGCAGGGCGAGCGCCTCGGCGTCACCCCGAACTGGCAGCCGTCCGGCGGTGGCGGCGGCACGACGATCAACGTGACCTTGCAGAACTACGGCGCGATCGGCAGCCAGCAGGAACTCGACAACTGGCTGACGAGGTCCGTCGACCGGCTCCAGTCGCGCGGGAGAGGCTGACATGGCCGGCTCGTACAAGGTCTACGTCGACTGGGACGACGACGGTGACTTCTCCGACGTGGGCGAGGATGTCACCGCGCGGACCCTCGACGGCCGCGCGCCGGTGACTGCCGCGTACGGCCGCGACCAGGCTCGCGCTCTGTCCCCGATCCGGGTCGGTGAGGGCCGCTGGATCCTCAACAACATCAGCCGCGACTACAGTCCGGAGAACACATCGTCGGCGCTGTACGGCAACGTGGTGCCGGGCCGCCGCGTCCAGGTCACCGGCACGTACGGAGCCCTGTCGACGACGGTGTTCTCCGGCCGCATCGACGACTTCACCCTGAAGCTCGACCGCGAGGAACGGTACGTCGAGGTCGACTGCGTTGATGCCCTCGGCCAGCTCAAGGGTGTCAAGGTGTCGACCGCCGTCGAGCAAGGGCTGCGCACCGGCGAGGCCATCGGCCGGATCCTCGACGCTGTCGGCTGGCCGGCCGCCGATCGGAACCTGGACGTCGGCGCCACCGTCATGCCGTTCTGGTGGTGCGACGACGAGGACGCCTTCGATGCGATCCTCGCCCTCGTCGACTCGGAAGGTCCGCCCGCGCTGATCTCCGCCGACACTGCGGGACGGGTCGTGTTCCGCGACCGGCACCACCGCTACCTGCTCTCCGCGTCGACCACCTCGCAAGCCACTTGGCGTTCCAGTGGTGTCGAACCGACCGTGTCTAGTCCGTCGGACTACAACCACGGGCTGAAGGAGATCGTCAACGTCGTCGGATTCCAGGTGCCGATCCGGCGCCTCGCCGGCGACCTGTCGCAGGTGTGGTCATCGCAGGGCAGCACCCTGATCGCGGACGGCGAGACCGTCGCGGTCGTCGCCCAGGGCAGTAGCGCGTTCTTCGACGCGGTCGTGCCCGAGGTGGACACGGACTACGTCTTGGCGTCCGGCGTCGTCGAGATCACCCTGTCCCGCACGTCGGGGGCTTCGACCACGATCAGCATCAAGGCTACGGGCGGGCCTGCCGAGGTCTGGGACCTTGCGCTGCGCGCGTACGCCGTCGAGACCGCCACAACCGTGCAGGTGGCCGCCGAGGACTCGTCGAGCATCGCCGAGTTCGGCCGCCGGTCGCTGCCTGACGGCCGGGTGCCGCAGTGGGCATCACCGGGTGACGCGCGGGCCATCGCAACGCTGATCCTGTCGCAGCGGTCCGCACCGCTGTCGACGATCAGCGTGACCATGATCGCGTCGAACACCGCCCGGGCCACAGAAATATTCAACCGCGACCTGTCCGACCGGGTCCGCATGATCGAGGACCACAGCGGCCTCGACGCGGACTGCTACGTCGAGCAGATCTCACACCGCATCGGCCAGGGCGGCACCGAGCACCGGGCGACGTTCGGGCTGGAGAAGGTGGCCACGCAGATCGACGACGTGTTCATCCTCGGCTCGGCCACCGACGGTGTGCTCGGCACCAACCTGCTCGGGAAGCGCGGCCTCGCGAACTCGTCGACCATGTTGATTCTCGGCACGCAAGCCACCCTCGGCACCAACATCCTGACCGCATGAGAGGAGTGCCGTGCCGGATATCGAACTACGCGCGGTTGTGTACGTGTCCTGGGGGCTGTGGGTCGCCAAATGTCCGCGGCCGGACTGCCTCGGCGCCGAGCACTTCGGGCACGCCCCGATCACCGGCGTCGTCGGCGGCCTGACTCAGGCCGGGTTCCGCTGCGGCCGGTGCGGTCTGGTCT